CAATGTCAACGTCAACTGTATCACCGTCAACTACTCTGACCATTTTACATTTATATTCAAACACTAGATTTATCCTCTTCTATTTGTTGGTCAATTGGTTTGATAAGTTCTCGTAGTCCTTTTTCTGGAACACATGATATTTGTTGTGGTGGTATTTGACCCTCATATTGTTCTATTGCTTTTGCAAACAGACCAACTTGATTTACCACTACATGAGATAAACACTCTTCCTTTGTTTCAAAACTAATATATGGAATCCAAAGTGGTGTGTGTCCACTAGGTTGCCACATCATTACTACTACTATGAACCATTTCATTTTCTTTTTCCCAATCTGAAGTGAAGTCATCAATCGCTTCTACTAACATGGGAAGATATTCACCCTTGTCTTTAACAAACTCTTGCACAACTCCATCTTCTGTTACAACTAGAATTACAATCTGATTGATTTCAATTCCAGTTCGTTCTTCAAACATTTCTGCATATGCAGACGCTTGAATGTAGTAGGACTCATTCCACTCATCATTGCGTTCTTTTCTTGAAGTTTTGAAATCAATAATAGATTTGACACCGTTGTATTCTGCGATACAATCGACTCGTCCTGCTACCTTATATTTATCGGTATACAACCCACACTCTTGTGCAAGAATGTTATTCACTTTTTGCATAAGTACTGGTTTCATTTGACCAAATAGTACATATGGAAGAAAGTTCTTCTTATGAGTTTCTTCATCAAAATTATTGTTCAAGAAGTCTTCACACATATGGTGAACCTTAGTTCCCCTATGAGCGGCAGTTCTTGCAATATAGTTTGCTACATCATCACCAACATTTTTTCTCCACTCCATAAGTCCTGCCATTTTACGTTTTTGTAAAACGGTAGTAATAGATGGATAAAGTTTACCATCTGGAGTTTGATAAAATCTTTTACGATTTAGATTTTTTGTTGATAATTCTGGAACACTTACTTCATTATGTATAAACATTATATAACCTCACTTTATGTTTGCAGATATACTCCTGCTAATCTTAACGCTTCAACTTCTGTTTCGTCAACTCGTCTTAACCACCCTCGACCAAAGGTATCGAAAGTCTTTAATTTTCTATAGTACCTACGTCTTGCCTCTGAATACTCTAGTACTAAATCTTCTTCACATCTTGTAGCAACCCACTCATCTACTTGTCTAAGTGTATTAGGGCCAATGGCACCATCAGCAGTAGCGCCGACAATAGTCTGGAGATATTTGGCCCCTCGCCCAGTACCAGCATTAACAGAAAAATCAAAGACGCACAAATCAACACCGCTAGGTAACGAGTCTGCTTTGACTCTATCCCAGTAATTTTTTCTATAAATTGGTGCCACATCTTCAAACTCCAAGTCTTTCATGTCTTTTGTGAGTAAGTCATTTTCCATAACCCATTGTTCATAAACTCTCTTGGTAACACCAAGATTAGTTTCACCGCCTGGGTCTTTTGGGTGATTAACATAACCGCCCTCATGGTGAAGAATCATTTCCAAACATTTATCGTAGTTTTCTTTCATCTACCTTGTCCTCTATATTTTTTATAACTTCTACGTTTGTGTTTGTTCATTGTAGAAGAAATAGGTTTTCTTCCAATGGAAGTACCTTTCTTAACTGGTTCATGTACTGCTGTTTGTCTGAATATTTTTGGCATTATGTTTCAATCCCTTTTTTTGTTTTCGCAATAAGATAACTGCGAACTAATCCAGACCGTACAATATCACCAATGTTAAATTCTATTGAAGATATCTCTTCCATGTCATCTAAGATTTCCATGAAATGAACCATACCCTCTTTTTCGCCGTTCTGTTTTAAATCGGTTTGGAAAAAATCTCCAGAGAATATAATCTTAGAGTCTTGTCCAACACGAGTCATAATTGTATCTAGTTCATGAAAGTTCAAGTTCTGACATTCATCAACTAAAATAATACAGTTGTCTAATGTTATACCACGAAGAAATGAAGTTGTCAAGAACATAACAGAACCTTGTGCTTTTAGTCTATCATATAACATACTAAACGCTTGGTCTGATGGTTGTTCAAACATAAACTGCACCATGTTCTGATATGGTACTTGGAACAACGCTGTCTTATCTTCTTCATCGCCAGGCAAGAAACCAATCTCTCTTGTAGGAACTGCACTTCTAACAACATATACAGTTTCATAAGGTGTAGATGGGTCTAATGCTTCTTGTAGTGCAAGGTACAATGAAACGAATGTTTTACCAGTTCCAGCAGCACCATGCAGAAATAAATTTTTACCTTTTTTGTATTCTGAAAATACTAACTTTTGATTATCAGTAATAGGTTTGATTGTAACTAAATCATCAATTTTTAAGTCTTGTTTTTTCGCCATCACAATACTCCATGTTTTTTTAAGACTTGTCTTGTCTTGTGTTCTTTGATAGTCTTCTTATTATATTTATTACCCAATGGAGTAGTTGGGTGTGCTTCTGCAATCCTTGATAGATTCTCTTTCCACCCAGCATCAGTTTTAACTCTATCGCCAGTTCCAGATGCAGAAATAGAAAACATAGAAGGCGTTTGTTTTATGTCTGGGTTTTGTTCTAAGAACAAGTCTTTACCACTCAATGTAAAGAACTCTTCCCACTCTTCACCAGTTTTAGTATTCTTGAAATTATATGTCGGCATTGTCTTTATCCATCATTTCCAACTCACTCTTACTATATATGGGTTCACTCTCACTTTGTAATTGAGTTAGTTGTTCTTGGAGTTTGACAACCGTTTTCTGCAATGCATGAATTTCTGATTGCATATCTGCAACAGTTTTCTTCCACATATCTTCTCTTGACATAGTTGTCATGCGACTTCTTTCAAGTGTATTTTCTTGTCTAAGTTTCCAAAGCATCCAATCGTAGTATCGTTCTGGCTCTGGGTCTTGAACCAAGTTGGTATCGGTCTGTTTTTCCATGTTGCGAAACTCCTTTTTGCAACCTTGTAGAAGTTACGATATGCTTGTACTGTATCGCCTTCAACCATACATTCTGGGAACATTTTCATTGCTTGTGGAACTGGTGTTGTATTACCTAGACTAGGCATATTCTTAGGTGGATTTCTGAATATCCACCAATTGTCTTTTGCACCATGTTCTTTCCCATACCTATATGTATATTCATCACAAATCAACTTATAGTATGTGAACATTAACATATAGTTTTCTGTACACTCCCTTAACCAAATATTAGTAGGGTGATTAACATGACCAGCAAGATATAAATCTCTGTTCATCTTTCGGTCTGGGTGTTTCCACCGTTTTATCCTTGCACCATTTTTAGTTCTATCAATATATAACTCACCATCAAGAACCCTATGTGCAGTACTCAACATCTGTTTGTACTCTGTTGGCATCTTGACAATGTGTTTATCACAATGATACTGAATAGACTTAAATGGGTCTTCATCTAAGTAAAAAAAGTTCATAATGATTTTATCCTATCCAATGTGTCTTTTATCTTATCTTCATTTGCATAACCGATTACATCATCAGTAATAGGTGTACTGTAACACAAATCGCCATCAGAGTCAAGTACAGCGATTTCATATAATCCTCTATCGTTACCATAAGAACCAGAGTGTTTAACTACAGATGCACCGAACCCATTATCAAATTTATAGATGAATCCGTGTCCATCATGAATTTTAACTTTTTCTTTGTAACCCTCAATCATTTTTCCCACCTATAAAATATATGGTCTGCAATTTCAACTGTCTTTGTTTTTGTATTTCTCCACTCTGGAAAAACATAATCAGCATGATAGTGTGTTGCACCCTCTGTAAAATCTACGATTTGAATTCTATCGTAAACTAAATCCTTTGCCATATCTAACATTTTTGCATAGGTAGTAGGTTCTTTAGGGTCATCACTTTTACCATCACAGAACCAACTAAACTGACAACGATTTCTAATAGGATAGAATATACCGTTCTTTTTCCAAGACTCTCTTGTTGGGCCTTGTTCTACTACAGAACAAATTGTATTAGGAAATCTATCATCTTTAACCCTATTCATTACAACTAAAGATACTGCAAACTGACCAGCAAGACCTTGATTTCTTGCCTCGTAATACATATTTTTTGCAAGACAAGTTGCTTCCAGTTCTCTAAATTCATTGACCTCTGTAACATTTGCAGAGGTCGTTGAAATCATAAATGACATCACAATTTCTTTAAGCATTCTTTTCCACCATAAAAGCGTCAAGATACTCTGGGTTTGAAGTTTGTAGATTGTAAACACTACCGAAGTACTTTTCAAAAGTCCTCAACAGATTAATATAATCACCAGACTTCATTTCATTCATGATACTGTCTTGTTGGTCTTTTTCAAAACCACTTTTTTCCATTGTGGATTTCGCCATACCCAAAAGAACAAAAGCGTTCCCTTGAGGGCCATCTAAATCTACGATTGTAGTATTAGACCTTTTCTTTGCAACTATTGTCATATCAACTCCCTATTACCAAATTTTAGTTCCATTTTCAGCAGACTTTTGCATTTCAAAA